ATACCAGAGCTTCAAGAAGTTTCTGCTCAAGGTGCTGTGTCTGCTCCAGTAGATGTAGACAATCTTGTAAGAAGAATACCTTTACTTCAACAAACTCCTGATGGTTGGGTTGCTTCTTATGGAATAGAAGTATTAAAAACTTTACTCAACTCTAACACTTATCAAATAAAAACAAATGAAAATGGCATACAACAAATAAGAGTTAGAGGTCTTAATCCAGTATCAACTGATAGTCTTGGTCGTAAGTGGATTAGCTGGGTTAATACACCACAAACTACACTATCTGAAATGAATGTCTATGGTAAGTTTGTATTTGTAGGTGTTACTGCAGAGGGTGTTATGCCTACTTTAGCTACACCAAATGGGCTATTAGAACCACACAAGATACAGGCTGCCCTTGCAGAAAGTATTTTGATTGACTCTCCGTTCATACCTGATTATAGATTGTTTGTAGAACTACTAATATTAGTTATATCAGGGTTGCTAATAGCTTTTGTAATAAGTTATTTTGGTATTACATGGGGTATGGTATTAGCAGGAACTTCAATAGCTTCAGTAGGCTCTCTTGGTTATTACTTTATATCTATTGGGTATCTTATAGATGTCACATGGAGTATGACATGTATGACACTTATTGCCCTACAACAATTCTATTTAAACTTTAGAACACAATTTAAATTAAGACAACAAATTAAGAAACAGTTTGGTACTTATCTTTCTCCTGATATGGTTGCTATGTTGCAAAAGAATCCAGAGCTTTTAAAGCTAGGTGGAGAAAGAAAAGAAATGACATTCTTATTTACTGACATCATGGGCTTTACTCCTGTGTCAGAAGTATTTAAAAACAATGATGACCCTGAAGGTTTAGTAGAACTTATTAATACTTATCTTGATAAGATGACAAAGATTATACTAGCTAATGGTGGAACTATTGACAAGTATATGGGTGATTGTATCATGGCATTTTGGAATGCTCCTCTTCCTTGTGAGAATCATGCAGAGTTAGCTATTAAATCTGCAATAGAAATAGAAGAAGCAACCTTAGAACTTAATAAACAATTTAAAGAACAAGGTTTAGACTTACCACCTATCAATGTAGGAACTGGTGTCAACTCTGGAACTTGTATTGTTGGCAATATGGGAAGCGAAACAAGGTTTGATTACTCTGTTGTTGGGGATGCTGTAAACTTATCAGCTAGATTAGAAGCTACTGCTGGTAGAAATGATTATAAACAATGGAAGATAATTATATCTGAGTACACTAAAGACTTAGCAGGTGATTGTTTTGATTATGAAAAGATAGATAGTATATTAGTAAAAGGTAAATCAGAACCAATAACAATTTATTTTCCTAAACCCTTGACAAATTTAAAATAAGTATTATAATATAGATAAGGGTGTGCGAAAGGTCGGCACTCAATAACTTGCTTTATAAAGGAGTTAATATGACAAACATAAAAGCATTTGGGCAATTCAGCCCGTTCTCAGTAGGGTTTGATGAAATGTTTAATACATTACAAAGAGCATCAATACCTCAATCAAACTATCCACCTTATAATATTCTTAAAAAATGTGATACATATTATATTGAAATAGCAATGGCAGGATTTAATAAGTCTGATATTGATATTGAAATAGAAGATAATACTTTAACTGTCTCTGCATGTTATGGAGATAGAGAAGATGATATAGAATTTGTTCACAAAGGAATTTCTGAACGAGAATTTTATAAATCATTTGCTCTAGCTGAGTATGTTGAAGTTAAAAAAGCTAGTGTTGCTGATGGAATATTACTTATTGAACTAAGTAAAAACATTCCAGATGAGCAAAAGCCTAAAAAAATTAAAATTTCTAGGTAAAAATAGCTAAATCCTCTCAGAGGCACAGAGAAGCTCTGTATTAAATAATAGGTCTTTCTATACCCATCGTATTAGGTAGGGTCAACAAATGCAATACAGAGCATCTGGTGATGTCAATTTTCTCTAATCCCCTTGTTTTATCTTAATAGTAGAAGAACCACCACCATTAACTACAATTTGTGTACTCTTTCCATTTTGCACAAGGATAACAGTATAAGAACCTGTCTTATCTAAATCTAATCTTACTGTATCTTCTAATGATTTTAAAAATGTTACGACATTATCTGTAGTAAAAGTATTAACTTGTGTGTTAGAATCAAAACCCATAGTTGTTCCTTTTAAATCAAAGTCAGCTTTTAATAAAGTTTCTGTTTGGTCTAACTCATTTACATCTTGTATAATGTCTAACAAGTCTTCAAGAAAGTTTACATCTAAATAATTAATATCTAGTTCTGTAAATTCTAACTCATCCTCTGCTAAATAGTCTACATCTAAATCATCAAAGTCAAGGAAGTTAGCATCAAGAACATTAGAACTGCTACTTCCATCTTCTCCCTGTACATTTATATTCTCCTTTGGTGGATTAACTATTAACATATTATCTATTAACTCTAAAGTTAAATCTAATATAACCGGTTTAGTAGGTTCTAGTTCAAACATAGAAACTGTAGTAGCTTGATAGGGCTTGTTAAGAATTACTTCTCCTGCACCTGTTGCTACTAATATTTCTCCACTAGGAGTTCCATCTGCTTTTGGTAATAATATAATCAACGATTCGCCTATCTCATTTACTGTAATTGTAAAATCAGTTCCACGAATTGACACATTAGCACTTGGCGTACTAATAGAAATGTTTTCTTTGTTTATATTATTTAACTTGCCAGTAATAAACCTTGCAGTTCCACTAGCAAAATTCAAAGCCATTGTAGACTTTGAAGGATTAGGGTCATAGATAAATTCATCTATAACTAATTGTGAATGCTCTGTTAATCTTACTTGACTATTATTAACAAAGGTTATACCTATTCTACCATTAGAAGTTTCAACATTGTCAAAACTTTCTATACCAAAAGATAAAGCAGCATCGTAAGTTTCATCTCTTACAATCCTGCTATTACCTTTAAGTTCTGTTACGCTTCCAATACTAACATCCGACTGTTGTGCCACCATCGTTTTGGATAACACAGACAGTACCAGAATTGCCAGTTGAAAGTATCTTGAGCCAATCATTGTCTAATGTACTAAGTTGTTGTATGTTAAAAGTTCTAGAGTTACCTGTTTGGTCTAAGTAAAAATAACCACCAGCATAACCACTACCTGTAAAAGTAACATTGTTACTATCTCCATCAACATCAACATAAGAAGTACCACCATCGTAGTTTATATCAAAATCAAATGTATTACTACTACCATTAATAATCCAGTCTAAATCTGTATTACTAGCCATAGCAGTTGTACCTACATCTAATGTAAAAGTATTACTATCTCCAGTAGTATCTACATTAAAATTAGAACTATCAATACCATAAGTATTGGTTGGGTCTGCTTGTATAGTAAATGTATTACTGTCTCCATCAAATTCAAAAAACCCTGTAATATTATCTCCTAGTATATCACCAAGAAATTTATTACTATCTCCTATTTGATTAATATCTAGAGTTAGATTTAATCCATCTAAATCTAAAGCAGTTAAAGTTCCTGCAACAGAATTTAATCCACCTATTATATTTCCAGAACCAAGTTGTTCTAAATCTATATTAGCAGTAGCACCTGATTGGTCAATGTATATTTCGTTATCAGCCCCGTATGTTGTCAACGCAGTCAACATCACAACTAGGCTCATCAATTTTAATTGTTTCATATTCCCAATACCCTCTCTCTATTCCTATTTCTATTAAGTTAAATACTCCAGCTTCTATTGCCTTTTGCAAAGCTATAGAACCCACCTCGTTCTCAGCTACTCCTCCTTCTATTTCTACAAGTTCTGTACCTTGTTCATAGAATTTAAAGACATCTTGAGAAACGCTTGTCGATAAAACATTTTTAGAAACTGTAGTCTCTACTAATATTTCACCTGTTGATACAGAAACTAATCGTAATGATATAGTTACTACATCTTCTCGGTATTGTTTACTTGTACCTATTCCTAAATACCTAGCACCAATACCACCAGATTCTACATTTGTGTCATAACTAATTACTCCACCTTGTATTATAAGACCAGCAAATAATAAAGGCTGGAGCTTTTGGTCTTGCTCAAAGTTTTCTCTGGTTGACCGAATAAGTTGTCGTTCTTTTGTAAGATTATCTAATCCTACTCGTTCAACAACTCTAAAAAATTCTCCGTTAGCAGCATGTTTTAAAGCTCTTATAAGTAATGCTTCTGGAGCTTGTGTTACTGCTGTACTAAATAAAGCAAAGCTACTGTTACTTTTTCTTTGTCCTGTTAAATCTTGAAAGCTATCCCTATATACTGCTATTATTGGTTTTCTTTTAGCAGGAGATACTTCAGCTAATGCAACTGATTGTAAGTCTAAAATATTGGCAGGTTCTGTATCTCTTGTTAAAGATAAATCTTTATTTTGATTTAAAACTGCACAGCCACTAAAAAGTGAAGTTACCAATAGGCAAAGAAATAGTCGTTGTGTTCCCATCTGAATCCGTAATTTTTAAAGTTATTATTCCATCGACAACACTATATTCGATTGTGTTGCCCTCTAAAGTTAATATACCACTATCGCTAGGAGTTTCTCCAAATAAGTTTTCTACTAATTGTCTTGATAGCTGTGCATATATTCTAGACTCTAAGTTTCTTATAAACCTTGCAAGTGTTGTGTTTTCTTTGTCTCTTTTAATCTGGTCCTGTAAAGCTTTGAGTTCTTCTTTGATACTCATCTTTCTATTAAACTCTTGATTTTCTATAGTAAGATAATGTGCAGATGTTCCCATACCACTAAAGCTAGGGTTTTTAAATTGATGTACCATCTCATCTGATATACTATTAACAGACCAAAACATAATTAACATGGACCAAAAGAACATACAAAACTTACAGTTCCTATCAGTTTTTTTACTTTTAAATGTTGGTTTTATTTTCATTTTATTAAAATATATAATTAATTATTAACATAGACATAGCCATAAATCCTAATACAGATATTTGTATAACCGAAGCAACTGCAATTTGTTTTATAGGATGTACTTCTACAATTTTTTCTAACCAAGATTCACTTGGAGAAAGGTTTACTACTTGTAGTATTTTTTTATTAATCTTTTCGTTGGTCTTTTTTTCCATCTGCTCTTGCTAACCTATCTACATCTATAGTTACTCCCATAGCTGTTCTTACCATAGAGTCTATTCTTATCATATCATTATCCATTTGTCTTACTCTGTCTATTAATGCAACTATCATACTATGTTGCGTATCTAATTTTTTATGTACATCTGCTATTAAAGCATTAAATAATTTATATACCATCCAACCAGCAGCAACTGCAAAGGCTGCAGGAATACCTACAGACTCTAATATTGTCATAAAATCTCTAGTGTCCATTATCTTCCTTTTGCTAAACTACCACCAAAGTACATACCTATAATAGCTGATACTAAGTTGGTGTCAAGTTGTGTAATTACAAGACCCTTAAAAGTTATCCATTCAAACATCTCTCTACCGGCTCTAAACAAACCACCGGGATTCCATTGAGTATAACCAACAGTAACACTTACATCTGGATAATAAACTGCTACAAGTTTAGGTAAAAGAACAATAGCAAATACAGAAGTAAGGGCTATAATTCTTCTTGTCCATGCAAAACCTTTATCTTTTAATCCATGATTAAGTGATTGCTTCTTAGCTTTTATATCAAACTCACCACGAGTAATAAGAAGCTTTTCATTTTCTGCTTTAGCTTTTCTACTCTCAGCCCACACACTCATCACACCACCAAGCACAGTTGATGCTAACATAGTTATAATTTCAAAAGGAAAACCCATTATAATATCTCTGTTACTAACTCTTCGTATAAAATTCTAAAATCTTCTAACTTCATAAAGCTTAACTCTTTTTCTATTTGATGTATTCTATAAATCTTGTAAGCTCTTTCAAGTTGTTCTTCGGTGTATAATATCATTTTGTATTTTGTGTAGAGAGAATAGAAAGCATTTCTTCTGTTCCAGTTCCTTTAGGAAAATCAATTTTAGATAATGCTATAGCTTTGTTAATATCTTCTTCACTTTCTAAAAAATATTTAAGTCCTTCAGGAGTTTGTTCATTCATAGCAATAGCTTCAATAATTCCTCTATCAGGACCTTTTTTATTTCTTAAATATTTCATGTCAGCAATATACTGTTCAGGATTAGCATTTTCTTTTTTTGCTATAGCCATTTTTTTTTCTATTGTTCCTTCTCTTCCACCACCTAAATATTCTAAAACTGAATGAGCTATAGGGTCATCAGTATCTTTATATCTATTTAGTTTAGTATTAAAATCTCTTAAAGGTGCTCTTATTCCAGATATTCTAGAATCAAATCCTCCATAACCTTCTTCTCTTCCCTCTTTAAAATAAACATCATCAGTTCTTCCTGCCCACACATCATATCTAGCTTCAATATTTCCCATATTATTATACTCATAGTTAGGTCTAACAACATTGCCTTGATTAAAACCTAGTCTAGCCATCTGGTCAGCGTAAGGCATACCAGTAAAAGGGTCTACTCTATCTGCTGGGTTTTCTTTAGTGTCAGGAACTTCTGGTCCTGTTATTAAACCACCTGTAGTATATTGACTTCGTAGTTCTAATAATTCTTCTTCTTCCATGTCTAATAATTCTTTTGCTTTTGGAGCAAGTTCTCTAGCTACCGGAACTACTTCTAGTCCTTCTATACCTACTTTAGCTATTTCTTCTAATAAAGTATCAGCATCATCATCTGTCATTTCTGAAAAAGCAGCAATAGGAATTTCACCTATATCTTCCATATAACCTAATACCGGTGCTATCTGCTCTGGTAAAGAAGTACCATAATCATTAAATTCTATTATACCTCTAACTTTTTCTATACCATAAGTATTTAATCCTGAAAAAGCTAAAGTTTCTGCTATTTTTTGGTAAGTAGTTTCTTCAGCAACAGAATCTTTATAAGTTTGATTAGTTGATAAAGCAACTTGTATCTGCCTAACACTATGATAAAGTGGTAATGCTGCAGCCATTCTTAAAAATAAAGCTGCGTCTCCACTTTCAACTCTAGCTAATAAAGCATTTGTTTGTGAAGTTTTTGCTTGTGCCCAAGATAAAAAACTACCTAAAAATTTTACTAAAGGACTTTTACTTTGTGTGTACAATCTTCTGTTACCTACAGTTGGTATTAAAGCATCTCTATCAGCACTATTTATTCCTGCTTTTTTTAAATAAGATTTAGCTAAAGGGTCTTCAATAGCTTCTACTGCATTTTTAAATTGACTTAAATATTTTAATTCTTTTGGTTTTAAACCTAATTGAGATATTTCTCTTTCTATTGCTGTTTTAGATTGTAATAAAGTTCTAGATTTTCCTTTTGCAAACAATTTAGAAATATCTAAAGTTCTTTCAACTCCTGCATTAAATGCCCAGTTACGAGCAATTCTAGTAACTCTACCTAATTGAAAAATTTCAAAAAAATCACTTGTTGCTTTTAATACATTTCTTTGATAATTTTGTAATCCACCACCACCATTAATAACTAGGACATCTGAGATTTCTCTTTCTAATAAATTTTCTATTCTATCACCACCTGTTAATTTTGTCCAAGGTGTTTTAGTCCAAGAAACATCTTTACCACCGACTTGTTTAGTAACATTATTTAAAGATAAAACTTCATCAGATAAGTTAGCTTTAGAAAATAAAGCTTTTACTGATGCTTTATATCCACTATTAGTTAATAGTTGTAACCAATCTCCCATACTTGGTATAGCTACTTTTAATAATCTAGTCATTGCTAATCCACTTTGTAAAAAAGTAACAACAGCTACACCTGTCTTAGATGTAAATGCTTTATCAGCTTGATAAACTCCAAAGTAAGCTTCTAAAGAATCTTTAATTTTTTGTTTTTCTCTATCTGCTGCTTCTTCAATTCCGGGTCTAACTCTATATAATTTTTTAACAGATTTAAATTTATTTTGAGGGTCTGCAAAACTTTTAAAATTATTATCAATGTCTTTAAATAATTTAGTTATACCTTCACCTTTAGAACCAAATCTTTTTACAAACTCAGCAATAGGAATAGTATTTTTAGTTAATTGTTGTAAAGTAATAATAGGATTTTGTTCAAATAAATAAGATACTCTTGCTCTTGCTTCTTGGTCATATAATGTTCTTTTTTTATCAAAATGTCTAGCAGCATTTAATACAAATTTTTCATCTCTTGCTTTACCTATATTATTTGTTTGAAATAATGCTTCTTGATTTTCTTTTGCCCATATACTATTATTTCTCATTCTAGTGCTAGTATTTAAGTATTCTCCTGCAATTTTTTTAGCTTCAGTTTGAGCTCTTTTTATATTTTGAGGAACACCAAATTTATTAACTCTTTGAATGTAAAAAGCATCAGCTAAATCATCAATGACTTGTTCATAATTTTTAGGGTTTATAGCAGACTGTTTTAATATTTGCGTTAAACCATATTGATTTTCTTCTTTAAAATCTAATCCTCTATTAATAGCATAATTTTTAAAGTCTTCTGTATATTTAGTAATTTTATTAGATAGTTGTAAAGCTTCAGCATACTTAGAATTTTTTATATCTTGAGAAGAAATAAAAGAAAAACGTGTTTTTGTAGAATCTAATCCTTTTTGATTTGTAATTTTACCTGCTAATTCTAATACATCATCATCATATGTAGATAACATTTCAGCATATCTGTTTCTCCAATATCCTAATTGAACTGCAGCTTCTTGTTCAACTGGTAATACTTTTGGAACTTTACCAAGTGTAACTCCTCCACCTTGCATACGAAACATTTTAGCTGCATAGTTCACTACAGGTTCAGAGTAACTCATTAAATCTTGTACATGAGAACCTGCTGTTAAACTTTTTAAACTTTTCCACCAATTTTTTCGTACACCAGCTATAAATTCTTCATTAGCAGCATTTCTTATTTTTTTAGGAATTAATTGATATTCCTTTCTTTGAATCATTTTTTGAAATTGACCAAGACCTGCACCTATTAAAGCAAACTGTATAGTTTTTTCATTTCCCTCACCTTCTTCAGTAAATGTAGCTCCTATTCCTCCACCTATTATACCACCAAACAAAGGTCTAACAGTTTCTTGAATTAATCCCCTAGCTAAATTTTCTGTAAGTACACCTTTTTTATGTGCATTTATCATTGTTTTAGAAGTAACATCTAATAAATTTTCTGGTTTTTCTTTAAGATAAATATTTTTAATTTCAGCATTTAATTCTTTTTTTTGTTTTAATAAAATTTCTTTTTGTTTAATAAATTCAGATTTTTTAGCAGGAGTAGATAATAAAGTTTTATATGTACTATAATCTAAAAAACCATCTTCTATTTTATTTACTTCATTTACTTTTTTATTAAATCGTTTTTCTAATATTTTTATAGATTTAGTAATTTTAATTCTTTGTTTATCAATATTATTAATTTTTGTAGTAAGATTACCTAAATTTTTATTTGCTTGAGCTGCATTAGTTTTTAAAGTTTCATTAATAGTTTGATTAATTATAGGAATTTCATCTTTAAATACTTCAGTTTTTGAAGCAGAAGGTATATTAACTTCTTTGTCAATTATCTCTCCTTTTTTGTTAGGTATTTTTACTTTAGCTTTAACAGATTTATTATACAAAGACATTCCATACTCACCAACAGCACCACCAGCAAGACCAAAACCAAAACCTAATGCAACACTTTCTGGTCTAATTTCTCCATACAAAGCTTCTTCTCTTAAAGCTAAATCAGTAGCACCAAAAGTTCCTGCAGTAGTTAAACTAGCTACTTTACCTACTTTAGCAGCTTTAGCCCAAGGAACTAAAAATGTAGCTGGGTCTGCTAAAGCAACAGCAGCTCTACCACTAATAACACCTGCAGTTTCTGGTCTATTTCTAAACTCTGGGTATTCTTGAAATATTTTTTCTTGTCTTTCATTTTCTATTCTTTTTCTTGCTGCTTCATAAGTTTCACCTCTATCAAAAGCAGACTGAATAGCTGCTTTAGTTATTCTATAAGCACTTCCAAGAATTGCAGGTTCTTGAGCAACACCATAAGAAAACTCTCTACTAAAAGAAATTTCTCTGTCTGGAGATTGAGCATAAGATAAATAATTTAAATCATCAGGAAGTGTATTAGTTTGTAAAGGTTCTAAAGAAATAGATTGATTAATATTTTCTTCTTCTGGTTGTTTCTGTGCATAAGACAGATAATCTAACTCTTTATTTAATGTAGGAATAGCCATTAATAATTTATTTTTCTTCTTCAAGAAGTTTTATTTTTTTGTTTAGTTCTTCTATTGTTCCAAGGTCAGCAAACCTATACATTTCTTCTGAAGGTAAATATTTACCCATAAATCTTCTAAAACCAGTAGAAGTAGAAAGATTTACTAACTCATCTTTTTTCATTTTTAAAAATTCTAGTCTAGTTGAATTAACTATTAAATCAACTTCTTCTTGTACTCCTTTGTTATTAGAGTATAAATTTTTTATATTATTAGCTGCTATTTTTATTTCTTCTTCTGATTTATCTTTTAATCTTAAATCTTCAATAAAATTTAATGCAGTTGCTGTAGAGTATCTTGGAACAATTTGTTCATTTGATTGACTAATATCTAGTGTATCTTCTGGAGATTTACCATTTTTTTGTAAAAGTGCAGAAGCATCATCAGCATCTACATTATTTTGTATGCCTATACCCGGAGGTATAAATATAATGTTTTTACCATCAACTTTAAATCTACCATTTTGATTAAAAGATTCTAAAGCAGCATGAATAGCAGTAGGACCTACTAATGGATTTTGATTTTTTTGTTCAAGTTGATATGACATATCTAATCTTTTTAATGCTATAGATTCAAATAAAATACTTTGACTTAAGGGTTCTTTTTCTCCATTTTCATTTAGTACTATAACTTCATCTTCTCTAATTTTTTCCTTTATATCTATAGTATTTGTAATTTCTTGATTATTTTTATTTTTACCTTCTATATCAATAAATAATTTTGTAGTTCCAAAGTTAGTAAATTCACCTTTATCATTTATAAAATATTTTATTGTATTACTAGTTTTAGCTTCTAATTCTGTTTCAGTAAAAATTTTAGTTTTAGTTTTAATAACAGTTTTTAACTCGTCTAAAGATTTATTTGTTAAATTTTTATAATATTCTTCTAAAGCTAAATCAGAATCTTTTACTCTTTGTCTAAAAGTATTTCTATTAAATTTAGCAACTGAAACTGCCTCTTCTAATTCTATAATTTCAGGATTAGTACTAACTAAATTACCATCAGGGTCTTTTTTATTTCTAAATGTATTGTTCCAGAATTTTTTAATTAAACTTTTTCTACGAGGGTCATTTTTTACTAAACTTAACTCTGCTAATAATTGTTCTTTAGCTAGAGAATTATATTCTTCTGAAGTTTTGTTTGTATATTTAGGATTTGTTTGTAAAATTTTATACTCTTCATCAATTTCATCTCTAAGTGAATTAAAAGTTTCTATTAATTGTTTTTGAATTTTTGAATTTTCATTCATTCTGTTTTGCCAAGTAATATTATTTTCTGTAGCAAAATTTGAATTATTAATTCGAGAAGCAGCTTCTTTGTTTAAAAAAGTTTCTCTACTTTTAGTATACTCATCAATTTTAGCTCTATCAAATTGATTAAATTGTTCTTGATTAATTTTAAATATAGAATCATATTTAGTTAATACTTCATTTATAGCTTCTTCTTTTTCTTGTATTAATCCTTGATTAGCTTGTCCTAAAAAATTATTTACAAAATCAAGAACTAGAGCTTTTTTAGCTCTACTTTTATAATCTGATTGTTTTTTAGATAATATAGAACTTGCAACATCTGTAAAATTTGAACTTGTTAAATACTCATTAGCCATTACTCTTCTCCTTTATCTAATAAACTTTTTCTTAAATTTGGTCCTTCTTCTTTTATTTTATCTAATATATTTTTTGGTACAACATTAGAATCTATTTTTTCTACATTAACTTTTTCAGCAGTTTCACTACCTATATTTTGTACAGCATTTTTAAACTCTGAAACTTTTTTATTAAATAATTCTTTTTTGTCCTCATTATCTAATTCATCTAAATCATCACCTTCAATATTATATTTAATATTAGCTTCTTCTCCAAGAGCCATAATCATATAAGTAGTTGGTTCAGCTAATAATAATAAATTATCAACAGAAATATCACCTTGTAAAAATTTAGAATATAAAACACCCATAGTTAAATCTATTGCTGCTGCTCCTTTTGATAAAGCTTTTACAATATTTTTAGCTGTGTCAGGTTGCAAAATACTTGTAGCTACATCATCTAAAGCTTCTCTAGGATTAGAAAATGTAGGAGGATTTTCCCAAGGATATTTAGACTCAGGACTATTTACTAAACTTTGTCCGGGAATAGGACTACCTTGACTTGATAAATTTGTTAATTCATTTAGTCCTTCTTGATTAAAAAAAGATTCTCCTCTAATTTTTTCTCGAGTTTCTCCATCATTAAAAATTTCATCTTCAGATGTTCCTTTTTCTAAAGCTTGTAAAATAGCTTGAGCAGAAGCATCTCCCACAGATTTAGAAAGAATAGGCTTTACTTCTTTTTCTTCTTCTATTACTTCTTCTTCTATTATTTCTTCTTGTTGTTTTTCTTCTATCATATTATCCTACTTGTAAAGTTTCTTGTTGATATAAAGGTGTACTAGCATATCCTACATCAGCAGTTCCATATGTTAAATTATTATATGCATCATTTGGATTTACTCCTAAATTTTGATAAGCAAATTGTATTGGGTCTAACATTACATCAGGTTCTCTTGTACCACCTGCAACAACTCCTGTAGGGTCTGGTCCTAATAATTCACTTTTAGCATAACTTGCTATTAATTGTTTTCCAGTTTCTTTTGCAGCCTCCTTCATATAGTCTCTAACTCCAGATGTTGCACTACCAATTTTTTGAAATATATTTGGTGAAGATGAACTTGAAACAGCTCCCGGAACTACAGCTCCACTACTTGTTACACCACTAATATTACTTGCAAGAGATAATGGACCACTTGTAGGAGGAGTTAATAAAGGTCTAGCAAAAGGACCAGCTCCTCCAAACGGACCAGAGCCTCCAAAAATATTTGCTGATAAATTATATGCTGGTCTAAAAATTGCACCTAATTTTGTTCCTGCAAACTGTCCAGCAGCGTTTGCCCATGTTCCAAAAAATCCTGAGCCTGATGAAACAAATCTACTAGCTAGTCCACCTATACCAGTAAACAATAAAGCACCTCCAACTAAAGCTCGTAATATTTTACTTGATGAAACTTTCTTAACAACTTTTTTAACAGCTCCTACAGTTTTCTTTACAACTTTTTTAATTCCTTTACCTATTTTTTTAATAGCTTTTTTAATTGATTTAAATAATCCCATAATTATATCCTTTTATGTTGTTCCAAATAATGACTTTATCATAGCTGTTACATCGCTAATACTACTACCATACTTATCTGGTGTTGAAGCAAGAGCAGTATTAACTATTTGTGCTATTCTATTTTTTTCATTTTCACTTGCTCTAAAATAATAATCAGCTTGGTCTCTCATTTCTTGCCATAAAAATGACATTGCTGAACCTGATAAATTAAAAGCATTCTGTGCATTTTGCATATTAATTTGATTTTGCATTGCAGTATTAGCAGTATTAACTTGTCTTCTCCATTGAGTATTAGACTGTTCAACTGCTGCTTGATTTTGAGCATTCCATTGATTTCTTGCAAAGTCTTGATTAGAATTAAATTGTTCTATCTGTGTAGCTAATTGTGTATTAAACTTTTCAACATCAGCAGCTCTTTGAGTATCTCTAGCTGAAGCAGCATTTGTTTGAGTAGCATTAAACTGTTCCATTGCATTTTGTTGTGTTTTATTATATTGTTCAACCTGTGCATTTAAACTAGCCATAAATTGATTAGTTTGATTTTCACTTGCTGCATTAAACTGAGCAGCAGCATTAGTAGCAGCTTGATTAGATAATAATCTTTGTTGTGTTTGTTGTGCTCTTAATACATTTGATTGTTGTTCAGCATTTAAGTTAGCCATGTCCATAGCTAAAAAGTTTTTAGCATTTTGTATTTGTGCTTGTTGATTTAAACTTGCTTCAGTTAAATTAGCTTGAGACATTAAGACTGCATTTTGCATAGTACTTTGTTGGTCATTACTAGCTTCTGTTAAACCAACAGTTTGTAAAAACTTACTATTAGCTAACTCTGTTTGTTGGTCAGCATTAAATTGAGCCATGTTCATACCAAATACTTTATTAGCTTTATCTAAGTTTACTTGTTGTTGTCTTTGTGCATCAGCTTCAGCAGCTTGTGCTTCTATACTTTTTTGTTGACTTACACTTTGTTGTATAGCTTGTGCATTACTTTGAGCTATAGGTACAGCACTTTGTATAATAGCATTAAATAAATTATCTCTACCTACACTAGAAGCACTAAGACCTCTTCTTGCTAACATAGCTTCTACACTAGCAACAGCAGGTTTAGCCCATGCAGGTATTTCACCATTTTCCATACCATTTAATAAACTATCTATCTGATTAGATACTAAAGCTTCTTCAGGTAATCCAGCTATAATACCTCTTTCAGCTTCACTAAACTCCATAAGCCTAGCTTCTAAAGCTTCAGGGTCATTACCTAATTCAGTAATAGCTTCTTCAGGTAGTCCTGCATTTCTTAATTGTTTTTTAGCTCTAGTAACTCTAGCTAAAGTTGTACCAGCATTTTTAGCTGCGTTTGCCATAGCATCTTGACTTAATTCTCCTACTACTCTTTCTGCTAAAGCACCTTCTGGGTCTTTAACATCAGCACCTTCAGTAGGTGCAACTCTATCTACTCCAGCAGCTTCTGCTAATTTAATATCTTCTTTACTTCCTTGTGCAGTATCTACTTGAGCTTCAGTATCTACAATATCTAATTCATCTTCTGTTATTTCTGCAGCAGGTACATCAGTTGGCATGTCTGCAGTTTGTGCAGTACCTGTTGTTACTTGTTCTGGTGCTTGTCCTTCAGCTTGTTGTTGTCCTACAGTTGTATCTGTATATCCCGGAACATCTTGCATAGTTGTAGTTTGTTGGTCTTTTCCTGTAACAAGTTGTGTACCATCTTTTATAGAAATCTTATCTATTACAGCAGCTTCAGGAACTTCTCCTCTTGCAGCAGCTTCTGCAGATTCTCTAGCTGTATTTTGTTGTGCAGCTTCAGCAGCTTCTTCTGCAGCTTTTTTAGCAGCTTCTTCTGCAGCTTTTTTAGCAGCTTCTTCTGCAGCTTTTCTAGCAGCTTCGTCTGCAGCTAATCTGTCTTGACCACCACCCGGTCCGCCTATAGATATAAAATCATCTCTTGGGTCAAATCTTCCATCTATATCTCTTTTATCTAATAATTGTTGATTTTCTAATGATGGTTCAGCACGAGGTTCAATTACATCTTTTTTCGCAATATCTCTATCAAGTCTTGCTCTGTCATCAGTTACTATTTTTCCTATAGGTTGATTGTTTCCTTGTGTAGGCTGAGTTATAGGCTTTGGTGCATTAATAGGTACGCTTCTATTAGCTGGGTCAATAGGTTCAGTTCTTTCAATAGAAAAATTATCTTTTAATTGATTAGTTCTTTCTTCCTCTTCATTAGGACCTCTACCTGCAGAGCCTTTAGGTTTCATTGGTATATTACCACCAACTTGATAGCTTACTCTACCACCCTTAGACATATCTACACGACCACCGGTAGTATACTTTTGTTGATATTTTTTATTTCTTTTCTTTTGTTGTTTTTTTCTTGCCATAGTTATAAACCTATTTTACTTTACTTCAAAGAGTTTGTCAACCTTTTCGTGTAATTTTTCTAATCTATCCATGAGAACTCCCATGTCATCTTTTA